ACCAGCCTTTAATAATCTGCATCACATCTCTGATTAACCAACCCGGGATTGACCTGTCATATGAATGCGCATCCCAGGAGAACCAATTCTTACGTTGACCACGATCATTGAAGATGATGTTGCCCAATTGATCAGGTGACTTCCCACCAGCATAGTACCTACTGCTAGCAAGCATGTCTTGGACAGGTGCAGAAAATTGAAGCTCAATTATGATGACTAGGAGGTCAATGATAGAAATCATTCTAGTCTTCTGTTTTGTGGGCACTTCATTACCAGCATCATCATAGCATCCAGAGAACTGAGCTCTATAGCCAACCATGATAGGTAATTTCGGTGTCTGTCCTGAATAAATGTCCGTCAATAGTCGTTGCAGACGTGCTATTGTCAAATCGTTAATATTATCTCCCTTTTCCTTTGCTCCGGTCAAGAAGTAAGTGAAACCAGAATGGGAGCTCGCTTTCGGAACGATCTGTTTAACTCCATCTAAACTGAAACAGTCTAGAGGCTTTAGCGTGATATTACGGATGTTCAACATACTACTCGTAGCCTTCAGAGCTTTCTGGTAATTCTCATTCCAGCCAAAGTAGGGCGCATGTGGTTCCTGAAATTCTTGTAAAGCTGTCATCAGCATGTCTGGCTGGTACAAGCCATGAAAATCAATTTCTTGACAACGATGATATATTTTGTCTACAGTTCCAGGTTTTAACTCGTACTTCCTAAGAACAGAAAGTACCTCTTCGTCAGTCTCAGTTTTCTTAGTCGGCGGAGCAGAGGGAAACCTTGAGCTACAGTATTGTTTGAGTCTCCCTGCTGAACCACTGGCAGTCTGAAAATCTGTCCGGTCCCTAACAGAACCAGTGTACCTGAGTTTACTCATAGAGTAACTCACTCCTTTCTTTCAACTAGTACTCGCAGTTACGAAAACTACGGGCCATACTTAAAGCACAAATTTCTGTTCACTCGTAAGTAGTCCACCACGACCGCTACTGGAGTCACTCCGAGGAATGCACCTTCA